TTGCCGAAAAGATATAAAAATGTATCGACCTAACCTACGATTTTCTAATTGCGCTCCAAATAGAAATGGAACAACTGTTACATAATCATTCGCCTCAAAAAACCGTTTGTTGTTTCTATTTTTTTGTATCAAATTTTTAATCTGTCCAAACATAATTTATTCCTCATTATTGAAATTAAATATAGTATAACTGATTTGAAAATTAAATACAAGCACTTTTTATAAATACTAAAAAACATAGGAATTTGTATGGTAACAAAAGAATTAATACAAAAAATAGCACCAAATGCTCCAGAAAATATAGTTGATATTTTAAATATTATGTTACCAAAATATGGTATAGATACAAAAGAAAGGATTGCTTGTTTTCTTGGTCAAACTGCACATGAGTCTGGAGGATTTACAAAATTTACAGAAAATCTTAATTATTCATCAGAAAGGTTGTGTGTGGTTTGGAAAAAAAGATTTCCAACTAAAGCATCTGCAGAACCTTATAATAGAAATCCTGAAAAGATTGCAAATAAAGTTTATTCAAATAGATTGGGAAATGGTAATGAAGCTTCTGGTGATGGGTGGTTATATCGTGGCAGGGGTTGCATACAAACTACTGGAAAGGCCAATTACGAAAAACTAAGCAAAGCTATTGGTAAAGAATTATCAGAGTGTGTGGAGTACTGTGCAACTCTGGAAGGAGCAGTTGAAAGTTCTTGTGTCTTCTGGAAACAAAACAATCTAAATCGATTTGTTGATTCTAACGACTTTGAAGGACTAACAATTGCAATTAATGGTGCGCTTCTTGGCTACACCGAACGAAAACAACTACGAGATTTATCTTTAGGATTATTATGAAAAAACTATTAACATTATTCCTGTTATTACCTGTATTGGCTTTAGGAAATCCTATCGATGACAAATGTCCAGAAAAGGTAATATGGGGAGCCCCTATTATAAAAGATGGAGATAATCAATATCTGTGTAGAAATGGATATGCTGTAAATTATTCATATAAAACAAAAACACCAATTTATGTTGTAGAACATATAACAAAAACTAATTTAATTGGGACAATAAAACGGCAAAATAATTTTCATGAAGATATAGAAATTCCTTATAATTATAGATCAAAATTATCAGATTATTCTGGAACAGTTTATGATAGAGGTCACCTTGCCCCAGCAGCAGATTTTGAATATTCCAAAGATGCTATGGATGAATCATTTTTAATGACAAATATGATGCCACAAAATAAAACACTAAATCGTGGAACATGGGCATATCTTGAAAGTTATGTTAGAGATTTAGCTCATTTAGGTGATGTTTATGTAATAACAGGAACTATCTATAATAAAGGATATAAAACTATTGGGGAAGGTGTTGGAATTCCAGATAGCATTTATAAAGTCGTTATCCAGCCAAGTATAAATAAAATCGTAGTCTATAAATTTCCAAATACAGGTATTCATCTTAAAGATTTTAGAAAATATTTGGTTAGTGTTAAATCTATAGAAAAAACAACTGGATTGAATATTTCGCCTTTGATACCAAAAAATCTTGTCGATTTGGAAAATTAAAATATATCAGGGACGGATATAAAAGCGAGGATTAAAAACCCTCGCTCCAAGGATGGATCTACATCATACCATTCATACCAATATCAACATTATCCTCTGGGATAATACCAACCATAACTTCAGTAGTTAACAATAAACCAGCAATAGATGCTGCATTCAATAGCGCAGTTTTTGTTACTTTCGCTGGGTCAATAATACCAAATTCAAACATATCGCCATATTCGCCAGTCGCTGCATTATAACCATAATTACCACATTCTGATTTAACTTTGTTTAATACAACAGAAGCTTCTTCACCAGCATTACTAACAATAGTTCTTAATGGTTCTTCAATTGCTCTGCGGATGATAGCAATACCAACATTTTGATCTTGATTAGCACCTTGTAAAAATTCTAGGGCAGGAAGAGCTCTAATTAAAGCAGTACCACCACCAGCAACAATACCATCCTGAACAGCTGCACGAGTAGCATAAAGAGCATCTTCAACACGATCTTTCTTTTCTTTTAATTCAAGTTCAGTTGCTGCACCAACTCGAATTACTGCTACACCACCAGCTAATTTTGCTAATCTTTCTTTTAATTTTTCGCGATCAAAATCAGAAGTAGATTCATCAACTTGTGCTCTTAATAAAGCAACTCTTTCTGAAATTTTATCTTCATCTCCAGAACCATCAATAATCGTTGTAGTATCTTTTGTGATAGTGATACGTTTCGCGGTTCCTAATTGTTCAACCGTTGCTTTATCTAAATTTAAACCGATATCTTCAGTTAATACAGTTGCACCTGTTAAAATTGCAATATCTTCTAAAATTGCTTTTCTTCTATCACCAAATCCAGGAGCTTTTACTGCAGCAACTTTAACAACACCTCGCATATTATTAACGACTAATGTTCCTAGAGCTTCTCCTTCGATATCTTCTGCAACGATTACTAAAGAACGACCTTGTTTTGCAACATTTTCTAGAACAGGTAATAATTCGCGAATATTTGAAATTTTCTTGTCTGTTAGAAGAATATAAGGATTATCTAATTCAGCAGTCATTGTATCTTGCTTATTAGAAAAGTATGGTGATAAATAACCTCTATCAAATTGCATACCTTCTACAACAGTTAATTCATGATGAAAACCAGTACCATCTTCAACGGTGATAACACCCTCTTGACCAACTTTATCCATCGCCTCTGCAATAATATATCCGATCAATTCATCAGAGTTTGCAGAAATTGTACCTACTTGTGCAATAGATTGTGTATCAGTACAAGGAATGGCTGATTCTTGAATAGCTTCGATTGCTGCAGCAACAGCTAAATCGATACCACGTTTAATGTCCATAGGATTAAATCCAGCAGTAACTGATTTCAAACCCTCATTGACAATAGATTGAGCTAATACAGTTGCAGTTGTAGTTCCATCACCAGCAACATCTGCTGTTTTTGATGCTACTTCCTGGACAATTTTTGCCCCCATATTTTGGAATTTTCCTTCCAATTCAATTTCTTTAGCTACAGAAACACCATCTTTAGTAATTGTTGGAGCACCAAATCCTTTATCTAAGATAACATTTCTACCTTTTGGTCCCAATGTAACTTTTACAGCATCCGCTAATACATTAACACCCTCAGCCATTAATACACGTGCATCGTTTCCAAATTTTACTTCTTTTGCCATTTTTATTTCCTCTTAAAGTTTAACTAATGTTACAACTTACTTCCAAATCTCTTTTGACAATTTGGAGATTAAATTACTTCCAATTCTTCAGCTTCTAGAATTGCTACAATATCTTCTTCTAAAACAATAAAAAGTTCATTTTTTACTTTTTTTGCTTTAGACCAATCAAGAATTACTGTTTGACCAAGTTTAACTTCTTCAACTTGTTTTCCAAGTCCCATAACTTTTGCATAGGTACTTTCTTCAGTATCAACACCCTGAATCAATCCAGAATATTCTTGTTTTTGTTTTAAAATCAAAACATTTTTATTTAAAACTATCATTTTATTTCCTTTCTTTAATTGAAAAACTTTATCTCTTTATAGACAATAAAACCCTTTAGGCAACAAGCCTGTAACTATTTAGTGTTATTTTCCATATAAAATTTGTAGAACATCAAAACAAATATCATCGACTGGATGATGTTTGACAACTACATTTTTATCCCATATTCCAGGGTATTTTTCTGGATCAATTTCAGCATAACCTCTAGCCCCAGTTTCTGTGTTAAAATCAACAAATGTTCTAACATCTCTATAATTCCAAAATGGAAATAATCTTTCAATTCTCATAGCATTAAATAAAGAATCTATTGCTACTTGATCAATTGAACCTCGAACCCATACAATATCTTTGTCAGGTTTTTTTGATTGCTCTGTTTTATATTTCTTAAGAATAATTGCAGCTTCAAGAGCAGTTAGATCAGATTTTTTTGGAGTAAAAGAAGCGTCTCTTGCAATATCAGATTGTATTTTCCACCACTCTAATGTATCTTTATTTAAAGTTCTTTTGTAATTATCAATCTGATCTTTAGCAGATAATTTTACAAATATTGAATCTCTATATAAAGATTCCCATGTGTGATCGTCTCGAGTTTCGTCAAAATACACAAGAGCAACAGAAAGAATGACAGTTGTACTTTCAACCGATAAACTTTCAATATCCAGACAGAACATAATTAATTCCTTGTTGCTATTTGGTGTTGAAGCACTAAATTTGATTTAAAATTCTTTTCGCTTTCTTCAATTAATAACATTATTAATGTATCAGACACTTTCAATAAATCATCTTTATCTAATTCTGTCTGATTCTTCTTAGTTTTTAATTGAAGATATTTTAAATATAATGATTTTACATTTCTATTAAGATAATTTTTTTTCACAATAATTCCTCTAATGTGTTTGCAATATCTTTATCAAATCTGACACAAGAAAAAATTGGCAAAAATAAAGATTTTTTGTCAGAATTTTTATTTCCGATAATTTCGTTATATTTCACCTCAATAATTTTACCAACATAAGATTCTGGATCATCTCTTTCACCATTTAAGTGTTTAAATCCAGAACCAACTTTTACTTGTAGTAAACCATCAGAAGTTTCACAAATTAGACAACCTAACATACTTTCAAATTGAGAACCAACTGTTCCCATATCATAACCAATTACTCTTAAATCAGCAGTTGATTCATTTTTTAATTTTAAATAATCGTTGCTGCGTTTAGAAGACCAAGTTGCATTAGGGTTTTTAAGAATACATCCTTCTAGACCTTTAGCAAGATTTTCATTATATTGTTCAAATGCTTTATCTTTCGAATAAACAATTTTTGACTCAACGATTTTAATTCTATTAGTATTTTCTCCAACAACCTGTTGTAATTGAAAAAATCTATCAGAATATTTAATTGGACATTCTCCTTTAAGAAAGTCCTCATAAGGAATAATATCCCAAGCAACTAAATTCAATAATTCTGACTCTTCTTTAGAAATTGTTCCTTTAATAGCTTTATTAATTATACCAGAAGATGTTTTTCTATCAAGATCTTTTCCATCTTTTGAACACATTAATTCACCATCAAGAATGAAATGTTCTTGATTATCTACTGTAATATCTTCAAATGGTGTAATATCAATAGTTGAACCATTTCTAGTTGTAACAGAAATTACGTTACCTTGATCGAATTCAAAATTGATTCGACTTGAATCCTGTTTAGTTTGAATTATTTGACCAATAGACCAAACAACTTTCTTTTCAGTTTTCTCATTAAATTTATTACAAAGAAGAACAGGATAGTCTGGGATAAGTTTTGGCCAAACTTTATTGGCTAAAGATGCTCCTGTACCACATTTTAAATCGCGTTCAAGAACTCTATATAAAACTTCTCTATCATCTGTCTCAAGTAATGTCAATAATCCGCCAATATATTCTATAGCTTTATTGCCAGTAAATTTTCTAGATGCTATATTAGTTACTAACAAATCTAAAGCTAACGATAACTCAATTCTTTTTCCAGTTTCAAACGTCAAAGTTGGACGTTTTTTAATCCAGAATCGAATCTGAGTCGAATACGCTAAACGAAATACATCTTTTAGGGTTTCATTATCAAAATTCAGTTTGAGGAATTCAAGTTTTTGATTTGTAGAACCAGTTGTTGCCAAACGGTCTAATTTTTGCAATATACTCATGCTACACCCTTATCAGGTGGATATCCAACTGGATTGTTTGCATCTTCATCGGCAAGAAAAAGAATATAATCTTCTTCTTCTATAAGAGTGACAATTTCAAAACGATTAAATCCACATTGAATATAAATTGGTTTGTTCATTGACGAAGGTAATTCCTTGATCAATTGTTTGAGAGTTGGTGATGTCATAATTTTTTAAATGTTCTTCCACGTGTTGAAAAATTCATAGGTTTTTTAAATATAATCTCTTCAGTTTCGCCATTTTTAATATAACCAAAACATTTATATTTGTCATCTGACAATAAGTATGTGTGTAATATTCCAGAAGAAAACGATTTTGTAGTTTCTTGCATTTTTAACATAATATATCCCAAATTCAAAGTATAATATATTGTACTAAATTAGACGAAATATATCAAGCACTTTTTTTCCAATCAACAGAAACAATTAAAGATTTTTTATTATCATATTGAACAACTGCTATTGTTTTATTATCTTCAGATAAATATGTTGTGACATCATTAATAGAAAAATGTTTTCCTTTCCAATTTAATGCAGTTAGTTCTTCGTATAAATCCCATGTATTATATTTTTCAGAAACAAACATATTATTCTCCTATAAATCTTGGTCAAACCATTTTGTAAATTGGATTGTAGTTTCTTCTTGATGTCCATCTTCTGTAATCATTTCTGGAATATAAACTGAAATGCCAACAATATCAGGACCAAATTCTAATAACTCAACATTTACATCAAATTCTGCATTATATTTTTTTAATAAATTACTGAAATCTTTTCTAAAGTTTTCTTCTGTTGTCATAGGCATTAATCCTTAAATTAAGATAGATGCATCTTCCATGTAGTATTCTCTTTCTTTCCCTTCTGGAAGATCATCAAGGTAAAGGCTGGAAAATTTATTTCCTGACGTTATTTCTTTGTAATTATCCTGAAGAAATTTACTTACAAATCCTGGATAATCAAGCAGAACAGATTTGTCTGTTTTATAATAGTATTCAACACACCGTTCTATTCTTGCTGATTCCGTTTCTATAGAATCTGTATTTCTTTCTTTCTTTTGGTTTGTAAGAGAAGCTATAGCAAGAATTTTAAATGCTGCTTCCATGCCTTCTTGAATTGATTTTGTTTTCATGATAATTCCATATTATATAGTTAAAGAGTATAATATGATTATACTCTTGTTTAAATTAAAAATCAAGCACTGATAAGCTTATGCAGCCATATCAAGTAATGTTTTCTGAGTTTGTAATTTAATTTTCTCAGCAGTACCGTAGAAAGAATGCCAAAATTTTGCACTTTCAGTTTTCGATTTTATATTATTACTAAAATAATCTGTCACACCTTGAAGAGTGTTGTATAGAGTTCCTTGACCGAAATTTGAACCATTACCATATTTGTAAAGTTGCATAATATCATTAACTTTTTTAACTGTAGTTCCATGTTGATCTTCTGCAGAAACATCTTTGTTGTAAAATATTTCATTATAAATCTTACGAACATCAGAATCGGAAACAGTTACTGAAGCCAATTTACGCATATTCTCCATAAATTTTTCTTGAGATTCTTCAATTAAACCCAAATTTAATTTTGCACGATTTACATTAAATTCAGTAGAATGTGGAACCTTGACCATATTAGCTGATTTCTCGTCAATAGCCATAGTTAAGGTATTTGAACAAACTGTTCTAACAGAAGTTGTTTTAGCAGTTGTAGCCATCGAACCATCTAATGAAGTTGCCAATAAAAGATATCCAGTGATTTTATCTCCTTTAATTATTTCAATATCGTTTAGTTTGGCTGTAGCGAAGAATCGTTTACCGCCAAATAAAGAACCACATGATGACATCTCCATACCATTTTTATCTAAAAGATCAGCAAAAAAGTCCACAACTTCGCTTGGTTGAACGATTTTATAAGAATCGCTCACTACTGATAAAGGTGCGTTATTATCGCTGCGAAACAGTGCCATTTTATCAGGAAAGACTGTTGGAATATCATCGCGGTTGTTGAATAAAATAGGACTAGATACAGCTTCCCATTCTAAACCTGCTTCGCGTTTCCATTCAGTTAGGGGTGCATGTAAAGGAAGGACATTACCTTCTCCATGCCAAACACTTCCATGTTCAGCAACATAAGCATAATTCACACGGTCGTTAGAGTAGTCAAGATTTGCAGCCATAATATATTCTCCTTAAGAGGTTTTAAATTAATTTCAAAGTATGACTTATTATACTAAATCTGATGGAAAGTGTCAAGCACTTTACTTATTAAATATTTGAATTAAATTTATTCCTGAAATGACATAATCATAATTGCCAGAACCTTGTGTTGCAAGACCCACACCAGCAAACAATTCTAAATGTCTATTAAACATAACTGTTCCTTGTATGACCGTTCCAGAAACATTAGATCTTCCATCATAGAAATCTAAATTCAATTTTAATCGTTTCGGCCAAAGGATTGCTTCCATACCATACATCATACCCCAATATGAAGTCGTTGTTGTCAATGCTTGATTGGCATAATATGTTCCCATATGATATGCTAATCTATCTTTAATAAATTCATAATCATTATCAATAAAATAAAATTCGTGTAATGTAGAGGCATTAATTTTATTTGGATCCAAACTTTTTGACATTGGAAAAACTAATCCAGTTTGGGTTCCAAATGTTGTGGAAGAATTATTAAGAACTTCAGAAAAATAATTACAAGCAGAACCGCAATCTAAATTATCAAAAACATAATTATGTTTAAAAGTTTTATTGATGTTTATATAAGTATCATTTTCAAAATTTTGAGCTTGTTGGAGGTTTCCTGAATATTCATTTATATTCTGAGAAATTATTCCAAAATCCCATCCATGTGTTGAATAGTTTATAGATGGGTTGCCATATTGAGTTTGGTTATATTGATAAGAATCTTGTTCATAATTTATGACTAATCTATTTTTATCTTCGTCATTGTCTTCAATAGATAAAGTATTTGTAACAGGTCTAGATATTTTATGTCCGCCTTCAGCAAAAACTGTATTTGATAACAATAATAATATTAAAATTAGATATTTCATAATTTTTCTAAATTTCTTATATATCTTGTCATGTCATGATTAACAAAAAAATTTACTTCCCCTTTAGACAATCCAACAAAAAACCCTTTAATTCTGTCTTTGGCTATTTGTAGAGCTGTCATATTTGCAATATTTCCATCATGATCAAAATACATTAAAATTCCATGATGCCAATATGGGTATACTGGATTCCTTGTTATAATATCAGCATTATTAACCCATCTTACATGTAAAATGTTTAAAGAATTTAATGATTGAACATATTCTTTGTCTCCAACTTTCGGACTGCCGAATGTGTACAATAAAGGTTTTGGTAATTCTTTAAATCTGTGACATCGAATTGCTATGATTGTTGCCATAGCAGCACCTAAACTGTGACCAGTTAACCAAACACGTCTACTAGGCGCATATTTTAAAAATAAATCTCCAAGATCTCCCCAGATATTGTTTACCTTTTCTTTAAATCCAGCATGAACGTGTCCAATACCATAATTACTTGGTACCAATGCAAATTTAATATCAGAAATTATATCTGCAAGTTTTGTTGGTCTAGTTCCTCTACAAACGACAATTACATCAGTATCATTATACAAAAAATATGCTTGACTGTTATTTTTGTTTATGCAAATACTTTTATAGCCAAATTTTTCAAAAGATTGATTGTCATTATATGCAAGATTTGAAAGTTTAGCAAATAATAATGATATTGATGCAGTCGATTTATGTTCTAACATCATTTAATACCATGAGTATCTTTCCCTTTAAGAGATTTTCTTAAAGTTTTAAACCAAAGTTTTTTCTCTTTCACTGTATCGTGTTCTATACACGCTTTGTACATATTTTTAATAATTTTTTTAAGTTTCATTTATCAATCCCAATGGTGCTGAAAATATTTTCCAAAAAGTCTAAACCCATTATCAATACGTTTTTGATATTCTTTCATACCATCATAATCGCATTTATATGTATCTTTTGGACCTCGTATAATTTGACTTAAACCATTTTCACCTTTTATTATATCTAAGTCATGTTCACCAGTTCTAAACTGGTCTTCCCAATCAGTAATTAAAGATTGAAAAGCAAATATTTCTTCATCAAGAACCCATTCCCATCGTTTATGGAAATTTTCGTCAGTATCCCATTCACATTCGACTCTTGGAGCGTTCATTGATTTTAAATGGTAAGGAACATCTTCATCATCAACAAAAGGGGATCCTTGTTTACCCTCTTTCAATTGTTTTAACATCGGTAGGATAATAGGAGCTAACGTCGTGTCCATAGACCAAACATCCCAAGGATCAATTTTTATATAATTAATTCTTGGGTGAATAAAATCTAGAAAATTCTGATTCCATTCACAAATAGTTTGTAACCATTTTGGTGGATCTTTGTCGTATATATCATAACCCTTTCTCCAGAAGAAAAACTTCTCTAAAATAACATAGGGCGACAGCCAATGATTTCTAAAATTTGAAGTATATATTTTCATTTTTTAATTAAGTTCTCTTTAAAGATTTTCCAACAATTTTCCCATGTCCATCTACTGCTATTTTCGTAAACTTTATTTCTATCTAAATATAAACAAGCTTGTACAGCATCTTCAAGATTTTCATTCATAAAACCTGTAACACCTTGTTCTAAAATATCAATCGGTCCTGGAACAGGATAAGCAGCAACGGGTGTTCCTACACTTAGACTTTCGATGATAACGATACCAAATGTATCAGTCTTGCTCGTAAATACAAAAACATCAGCTTCGTTAAAATATGATGCTAATTCTGATCCAGTTTTCTTTCCGACAAATGTAATATCTGGATATTTCTTTTTCAATTCATTAAGATAAGGACCATCACCTACAATTATCTTATCAACACGATAATCGTTTAACTGTAGTTCGCAAAAATCGTCAAGCCCTTTTTCTTTACTTACTCTACCAACGCTTAATAGTGTGATTGGTTTTCTAAATGTTCTATCAGTTCTTTTAAAAATAGTTCTATCAACCCCTCGTGTCCATGGGATTATATCACCATCAAAACCGTGCGATTTTAGATCATCAACCATTGTTTGTGTGGTTGTAAGAACCTTTCCGGAATGTTTATGGAACCACCTAACATATGAATATGTAATTGATTCTGGAATATTATATAACTCTTTAAGAAACTCTGGGAATTTTGTATGGTATGCGGTCGATTTGTTTAACTTATCAAGTGATGAATAAGCATCTTCTATATCAAGAAATGAAACGTGGTTTTGGTGATAATTTGATTCGTGATAATACCACCAAATCCCCCATGATTTTGTTTGAGGATAATACCAAATTATCCCATTTTCATCCATTTTTGAAATTATTCTATGCTGTGCCATCACTATTCACCTTTGTTACAAAAATATCAAGTTTTTTATCATCAGACCAATTTTTACAATAATTATTATCTTTATCACAAATATTTAATAATTCTTCTTTTGATACTACTCTATGCGATACAATAGTTTCACCTAAATCTTTTTGAGAAAACTCTGAAGCTTCTTCCATAACTACAGTATCTAATGCCAATTCAGATTTACCTTTAGGAACTTCTACCATATATCTCATTCTATATTGTTGTATACATTCTACTAATACGAATTCAGTTTCTTCTTTTTCAACTCTTTTCAATGTAAAACTTCCATCACTATTATCGATAAACTCTACAATATTATTTTCTGATAATTCAGCTTTAATTAAAATATCTTCTGGTAAATCGATATATAAATCACCGTTTATATCTTCTTTAATTGTTGTAATTGTCATAATGTATTTCCATGTATATCAGTTTTTCTACCGCCAGTTTGAATAGATCCACCACTATAAGATGATTCTCTAGGAGTAAATTGAGGTGGTGAGTTATTAGACGAAACTTCATATGTCCATTCTACAACAGCATTATCTTTAGTAACAGTTATTTCAGCATTATCAGGAAGAATTACTTTCTCCTTAACATAATTTCTTATTGCACATTGTACATCTTCTCGTGTTAATATCAATTTCATAATCAAATCCTAATGTGGTTTGTCAAATATAAGGTCTAAAATCTCTTGGAATATATGAAATGAGTAACCGACTACTGCATAAACTACATTGTTTTCGATATGAAAATGGTTATCCATAATTACAAATACACCAATCCAACTTATACAAAATATTATACATTTCATTTTTCATCCTATAATTAAAAATATAGTTTATTATACTATATTCGTATCAAAATATCAAGCACTTTATTTTGGATAGTTATCGGAATTACACATCGATGGGTTTTTTGAAAATGAAGAACATGGATTTTCTGAAGCTACTTCTATTTGTATGTAAACAAAAATTAAAATTCCAAGAATTATAATTGCCAATGTTCTCATAATACCACCTCTGTTAAAAAATTAAAGTTCTACATAATACAATTTAAAATTAATGAATGATTGCTCGTGTCTATATCCTCTTGGGTTACACAAAATTCTTGTATCGCCAACCATATAATCCCAATTGTTGTGAGTGTGTCCTGCTATCCACAATTTTATTTGTGGTCTATTTTCTATAAATTCAGTTAAATCTGAACAATATCCACCATTCATTAATTCGTCATCTTTAAATTCATCTGCGATACTTAATGGACTTGGTTGGTGGTGAGTAACAACAACTATTTTATTATCTGGTTTTGTTGCATCATTAAGAAACCATAAAGTATTGTTATGTTCTTCAATAGCATGATTTGGGGTAAATTTTCTGCCGTTTTTTTGGATAAGTCTAAAATCTCCCATATATCGTTTTATAATTTCTTTTGACGATTCACAATTATCATTCATATCTGTCCACAAAGTAGCACCAACAAATTTAACACCATCAATAATAATACTTTCTTTTTCTAATATATGAAGGTTTTTAATATACTTTAATTTGTTTTTAATATTTGGAATTGTTTTATCAAAATCAGAATGATATGATTCATGATTTCCGGCTACAAAAATGACATGTTTGAATAATTTTGAACATTGTGAGAAAAAATTGTGGATTCTAAATGAGCGAATATTATTAATCAATTCAAAATCATCAGAATAATCTATATTCTGATCTTTAAGATCATTTGCTACAAAGATATCTCCAGCAAGAACTAAAATGTCTGCCCCATTTGTATTGTTTATTTCTATGCCACTCGACTCCAAATGGAGGTCGGACATATACGCAATTTTCATCCAAAATTCCTATTAATTAAATTTTTTCCTATTATTATATCCCTATCGGATAAAATATTTCCGTATACTGTACTAAAAAATTCATCATCTTTAACCATTTTTAATAATTGGTCTTTTGTAAAATCCAATTCTATATTCTTTTTCATATGAGAAAATTTGTATGATAATTCTGTATTATATTCAACTGTTGTATCATCAAATTGTATTAAATTTAGTTTCCATCGACTATTAAACATGTTCAATTATTTCAATTGTAGATATTTCTTTTACTGTAATTTCTGATTCTTTTAACACAACACAATCTTCTTTATTGACCCATCGGATTCCATCACATTTTACATTATAAACTCCTTCATGGATAATTTGATATCCAGAATCTTCAGTTATTCTAAAATCTACAGAAGCCCAATATATTTCATCAATGTGATTTGCATACCAATATGTTGGAAGTTTTGCTTTAATGATTTGAATTTGATACCCTTTCATCCGACCCTCGTCAATTTACTATCTGGTAGTATTATAAAATTGGTGTTATTAAATCTGATAATTCTCTATCGATTGCATCGATCTCTTTTTGTATGTTATACTTTTCTTCTTTGATATATAACATTTCAATATCAAGTTCCGTCATCAATGCTTCGAGTTTGAACTTTTCAACCAATAATTTGCGTTCCGTCATCTTCCTTTCCTAAATTTATATTCAGATTCTAAAATCGCATATACAATTAGGGGTGATAATAAAAATGCTACTGTTAAAATACAAAGTTGTAGAGCTTTTGTAACAATCCAATCTATCATAATATGACCCCTAAACGAAACTATTTATATAAATGCTGGCGTTTCTCTATTTTTCCATTTATGTAAATGAATTTTTCCCTCGCGAACATATTTTTGATAACTTGCTATTGAATTATTTTTAATGATATATTGTGGAGGCATTGCAGGAGTTGGTTCTGTAAATTCTTTTTGTTTAATATTTTTAGGAACATTGGTATACAACATATCAACAAGACCAATCTGTTCACATTTATGAACCTTACCATATCTGTAAGTATATTCTTTACATAATTCAGATAATAATTCAACTAACCACATATAATTAGATGCTGATTCTCTAGCCCAAATAGCACTGGGATGGTTTATGTGAGTTGCTTTGTAAAGTAAACTATCCAATTTTGGATCATCAAGTTTCCAGCGTTTGATTCTACGACCAGAAGAAGAATCGATATATTCTACACCATCTAATGCTCGATGAGCTATAGATAGTAATTGTACGCTTTCTAATAGTTGTTTAATAACATGTTTATCACAATGTTCTTTAGCACAAAGTTTTGGATTAAGATTAGTATAAAAAATATTCAAGATCGTGTACCCATTTTAAATTAGTGTCAAATATATCTTCTTCAGTTAAAATTGTAAAATTTTCATGTTGTTTTAACGCAGCATCAAATTTTAATGAATTTATTTTATTGTCAAGAAGCGTGGTAGGTTTTATTTCAATTATAACATTATAATCCGGTAAATAAAAGTCTGGATAATAAAATTTTTTCTTTCCGTTAAATTCATATAATACTCTAAATTCTTTTGTTTCTGCCGATTCAATTTTTATATTATATTCTAAACAGGTTTTTATAAATTGTTTTTCATACGATGATCTAAAATAATGACCATTAAGATAACCTGATTTATATCCTCTCCCGCCTTTTCCATTTTTAGGTATTGTGTTTGGTGGATTATCGCTTTGATAATTTAAAGTTATTTTTGAGCTTATTAAATCTTTCGTTTCTTGTTTATGATTTAATGTACCATTTATTCGTTTAGTATTAATTACTTTTTTATGATGTTCTTTAGAATGTGGAATCCCACTTAATGCTTCTGATATTTTTTTATTTCTATTTTCAGGTTCAGGGAAGTAAGATAAAGTTGAATACTTTCCTATCATAGTAGTTTGTCTATTTTCTTCTTTCTTTTTTTGATTAGTATTTTGTATACGTTTTGCAATAGTTTCGGGAGATTGAATCCTCATTTTTCTCCACTCAATTTCACACACAGAACCACAAAATTTCCTACTTTGCTTATCAGACAACGTCTGTTTTATTTTTATTCCACAACACCCACAATTTCTGAATAGATCGGGATATAATTCAAATAAAACATCTTTGGGTATTAAATTATGTTTAGCTTGTAGATGTTTTGAAATCTTTCGTAAAGTATCATGTTCTTTCTTGCAAATTGGACAAATATACATCAGTAAATATTCCTAATTTAAATGATTATATATTATTTATAAAATGAACTTTCTAGAATCATTTTAATACAATGTTTATCACAATGTTCTTGAGCACAAATTTCTGGATTGTTGTTTGTATAAAAGATATTCATATTAGTTCCTAAATTTAAAAGTATAGATATATTATACTTTAATCAAAATAAAAAGACAAGCACTTTATGCAAGAAAGAATACTTCCGCCAGAACCAAAAGAATTATATAACAGAATTAAACGATCGGCAAAGAAAAGAGGAATTCCTTTTGATGTGACAATTTATGATTTTTATTTTAATTGGTCAAGATTTTTCTTTATATAAATAGTAGATCAATTAAAGATTTTTAATTGGTGGCTTGTCGCGATATTGCAAGTATCCACAAGCTCTAATCATTCTAACATTTATTTAAGGAAACAAACATGACCAGCACAAATACTTATATCACCACAATTCCATACTTTTACATAATACAACATAAAACTTCTAAAAAGATGTATGCTGGCTCTAAATGGGCTGTTGGTTGTCATCCTGATGAATTTATGCAACCTAATGGATATCAAACATCATCTAACGCAATAAAAACTATAATAGAACAAGAAGGATTAGATTCTTTTGTAATTTTAAGGATTGATATTAATCTTGATAATTTATCAGCTTACGAATATGAATCATTGTTCTTACAAACACTGAATTGTGCTAGATCTGATGAATGGTATAATGGACACAATAATTCTGGTATGGCATTTGGTTTACCGGAATTTTATAAAAAATCTAAACAAACCGTACAAGAAAAATATGGTTACGATTTTATTACACAAGTTTCTGAAATAAAAGAACAACAAAAACAAACCCGATATGAAAAACATGGTGGGAATTTTTGGGGTGATGAATCATTAAAAAAACAAAAACAAACTGTACAAGAAAGATATGGTGTGGATAATGTATCACAATCTCTAATAATACAAGAAAAAAAGAAACAAACCACACAAAAAAGATATGGTGTTGAATATTCAACACAAATCCTAGAAGCAATAGCAAAAGGTAGGCAAACTAAACTTACAAAACATAATGGAAAATTTAGAAGCGATGATTCTTTGGAAAAAACTAAACAAACTGTACAAGAAAAATATGGTTATGAGTATATATCACAAGTCCCAGAATTAAAAAAGAAACAGAAACAAACTAATATAGAAAAAACTGGTTACGAATATTCAGGACAAGTTCCTGAATATAAAGAAAAGGCAAGACAAACCCGATATGAAAAAAATGGTGGAAAATATGTTAGTGATGTATCTTTGGAAAAGATTAAACAAACCCGATATGAAAAAAATGGTGGAAAATATGTTAGTGATGAGGAGATAGAAAGGCGGAAACATACACATTTAAAAAGAATTGGTTATGATAATCCATCAAAAAGACCGTTTCTTTCTATTGTTGAAACTAAGAGAACGTATCCTAAATGTATTATTTCTAGAGATTTTAAAGAATTTAAACAGTATTATTAATTGTTTGGCTTATTGCATTTAATAGATCATCTGATTTGCTTTACAATTCTGTAAAGCAAATCGAGCAAAAAATAATTTAACTGAAGAAGAATTAAAGAAATTGGGGTTATATTATTCTTAAATCGGTTGATTTGGCCAAACTGTTTCGAGTGGAAATCCTGATTGGAGAGTAATGTCCCTCAATTGTTGTCTATAAACTTTCCATTCATCTTTCTTTTCTTCTGATAATGGAGAATCTAAGCCCTGTGTCCAATCAGAATTAGATAATAATATCTGTCTTTGATTGTATATTGAAAGTTTACAGTTGTCTGTTGATATTAAAGATTTTATTTCTTCAACATTTTTCACACCAAGAACATTATTTTTTCTTTCATCAACTTTTGAACAATTTTGAAATGATTCTAATACTTGATTTAATCTATCTCCAGTAACAAAATTTTCATTTTCTATCGGCAATATTACTTTAAATGTGTTATTAGTTTCCTCAAATATAATTTCCAATTCCCCATATTCTGGATAATAATTTATTATTTTATATGACATATTTTTCCTTAATTATTTTCTTTAAAATCCCAAGCTTCATCTGATTTTGCCTCAACTCTTCCCCATTTTCCTATTGGGCAATATGAATAGCTCCATCTAATTTTAGCCTCAATAATACACCCACATTCTGAACACATTAACATTTTTTTACTTTGACAATTATCGCATATTACTTTTCTTTCTTTTGCATCTTCTGAGCTTGCGAATAACATTGTTTAAATCATTCCTGTAAATGTATAAGGACCTGTATGGGACAAATTAACCCATGGTGCTCCATATATTGTATAACCATTTTCTTTTGCTAATTTACAAAAATAATAATCTTCTGATAATAGAGTTTTTGTTTTTTCGCAAATACAAGTATTAAAATATTGATATAATAAAAATGTTGGCGCATTAATCGCCAATTGATCTGGAGTTAGTCCATCAAAAAAATATGTATCAACCTTATCCATCAAATTAAGAAATACTTCTTTTTTAATTAACATAAATCCAGTTCCTCCGTGCTCAATATTTAATAATGAATTTTCATCTAAATCCATATTATTTACACCGCATACAAAATCCCCTGTAAAATTTTTCAGATAGTAAGATTCTACATTTTGTTTTACAGCTTCTGAAACCTTTGTCCAATTTATACCTTTTTTTGGATAAATCCCACACATAATGTCTTTATCTATTGTCATCATCGTAACGATATCTTTAGGATCAAACCCGATATCCGAATCAATAAACATTAAGTGGGTTGCATCAGAATCTAAAAATGCTTTTACTATTTGATTCCTTGCTCTTGTTATTAAAGCATCATTTGTGACATAATGATACATCAACTCTAGCCCATTTGTATGAAATATTCCAGGAACTTGCATTAACGAATTAGAATAATTTATATTACACATTCCACCATAAACTGGTGTACCAATCATAACTTTTTTCATATTTTTACCATGCTATTAAAACTGCTCCACCACCTGCGCCTGCGCCTGCACCAGCTCCACCAGCTCCACCAACACCATATCCTGTGCCATTAGACCCACCTGCTCCACCATACCAATTACCTCCACCACCGCCTCCACCGCCAGACGGAGACCCACCTGCTCCACCACCTTTATTGCCACACCCACCTGGACCTCCACCACCACCAGTTGCTGTGTATCCAGCAAAAGAAGAGTTACCACCAGCGCCACCGGAATATCCGCCAGTACAAGTTCCATAATATGGACCACCACCACCGCCTGCCCCAACAGAAACAGCTATGGCTGAGTATGGAGCAACTCCTATTCCAATATTTTGGTATTTTCCACCAGATCCGCCCCCAGACCCTTGGTAACCATCACCACAAAAACATAAAGCACCACCACCACCACCAGCGCCAAAAATTGATGCAACAATATATCCAACACCCCTAGGAACATAAAATGTAAAATTTCCAGGAGACAAATAATTTGCCTGTGTAGTTGCAGTTTTACCAAAAAAATTTGCAAATGATATGGATCCAGAAGATAACCCTGCAAGCGTTCGTACATCATAATCGTTTAATGTTCCAGGAGTTGTAGCAGTTATATGTAATTCTGTATTTATACTAGAAAATGCAATTGCTCCTGATGATTGTAAAGTCATATATATATTCCAATATTAAATTATTTAAGTTATAGTATTTATACTATTTATACCATTT